ATAACTATAGAAGCTAAGCGCCTCTGTAGCCTCTGTCACGTCCGAGTAGAGTGCTTGGCTTATGCCTTAGCAGCTAACGAACGTCACGGCATCTGGGGAGGGCTGAGCGCCGACGCTAGGAAAAAACTTAGAGCGACTTCTTCGTAATAATTGAGGTCAGGACAGATAGCAAAGCCGAGCCTAATGCGATGCTAAAAAAGCCAACCCAGTCAACTGCAAATAGCCCTACAGTGCCTCCACCTAAGAAGGCAAGTCCTGCCTGAGCAAAAGTCTTTACAGCACGCTCTCCGGCACTGTTGATAAATTCTTTACTAAACATCTCCATTAGTCCAATCTTGATTGTTGTTTCTTCCGTCTTGCCACGATGCACTAACAGTGTACGCCGTAGTAATTATTGAGATAAGCGATACGCCGCCAGTTATCAAAGTGACTCCGACGCCCCACTGGTCAACAAGGAAAGTTAGAGAGCCGAAGATTATCATCGCAAAGCCGAGTCGATACGATCCAAAGATTAGCTTGCGACGGAACTTCCAACTTGCACCCGTTGCAGACTCCGGCTCATCCTTAAGGAAGAACACACCGTCGAACATTTTTACAAGGGTCTTTTGCAACATTCGCAGACCTCTCGTACGGGCTTCTTTACATTAGCGAGGATTAGCTTGTATACGTCAACCTTGTCAGACGTTACGCCAAAGACGCCCTTCAAAGTTCTTGACGCTGTGACGTGGACGTGAGGCCCTGAACTAACCCCACTGTCGCCAAGCAGTCCTACTGTCTGACCTTTGCGTAGCTTCTGTCCAACTCGGTAGCCCGGCTTTGCATCCATATGGCAGTATCCCAAGAACCAGATAACACCGTCTTTATCCATAGCTGTCTGAACGACAACCCAACCAAGAACCTCTGAGTACTGAATCAACCGAATCGTACCCTTGGCGATTGCAGGAATGCGTGTACCGAGAGGTCTAGCCCAGTCAGTGCCGGAGTGCGGTTGCATACCATTGGCTTTTCTAAAGTTGCTCATCTCGCCATAGTGCGAGGTTATGTATTTAGCGTCATACACAAGACGCCAATCGGCTGTCCTGTCAGAAAAGCGACTCACTTTGATCTCCTTGGTTTGTATATTTTAGCCACGAAGCACGCTCACTAACCCGACTGCCACTGCTCCCAGTGTTGCGCCGTAGACTCCGTAGACAAGGCGAGCAATAAGCTCAACCTTTGCCAAACGAGTTTCCATATTGGCTACCTTTTCAGGCAAATACTTCAAGCCACGCAGCTCGGCAAACATCTCAATCTGGTTCTCGTTTACTTCCATCAGTTTCTCATAAACTTGAACATTAGTTATGCGAACGGATGTGCCTTCTTCAGCCATTATTCGCCGCCTTCAAACTGAGTTCCTTCCCAGTCAATTATTTCTTCATTCCACGAATACATTAGCCCGTCGTCTGGGTAAGGAACTGGCGCTTCCCACTGGCAAGTTTCCTCGACTAGTAGCCAAGAGTCATAAGGCTTAGGCGAGATAAATGCGTCCCGCTCTAAGTCGTAAGTAAACCCAATGCCAGCGTAGTTCTTACGAATGTTGCCGTTGTAATAAGTACGAACGCAGGTCTGACCTCGGAACTCACCGTAATAAGCTTCCCAGTCTGAGATGCCGTCAACAACTTCATCTTCATTGCGCCCGACTATCACCTCGGTGACAATGTTGTTCTCGTCTAAAAATGTGTAATGAGCCAATTTATTTCCTTTCCTAAGCGAAACTGATGTTATCTGTGCCAGCGGTGAATGTTGTCACCTTGAATCCGCCCGAGGTTGCAGTTGAGCTGGTTAGCCCGCCGCCGATTGTTAGCGTGTAGCCGTCTGGGTATTTTAGGATTACGATTCCAGAACCGCCAGTACCGCCACCTGCGCCAACGCCGCCAGCACCACCACCTGTGTTTATGGTTCCTGAGTTTGCTGCGACAGCATGCTTTTGACCTGCGCCGCCGCCGTCTGTAGCTGACCCACTTGTGCCCCCAGCACCACTATTTAGTCCACCGCCGCCGCCGCCTGCTCTTGCAACGGAGCTACCAGTTATTGAAGAACTTACACCAGCACCGCCGTTACCAGCGACACTTGTGGATTGACCGTTTTGACCAACTGCCCCTGCTCCACCGCCGCCGCCTGCTGGATAATTTGGTGCGCTAAAACTTCCATTAGTTCCACCTGCATAGCCTTGATTGGTATCCCCAGTTCCACCTTCAGCTAAAGCGCTACCGCTTCTTTGCCCACCACCACCACCAGAGCCACCATTGCGGCCCTTGCCTGTGCTGGAATCTACTACTGCGCCGCCAGCACCACCACCGCCACCGCCGTTAGATGTAATGGTTGCAAAGACCGAATTAGCACCGTTGCTACCCGGCACGCTTCCGTTACCGCTGCCGGCAGCACCACCTGCGCCGACTGTGACTGTGTAGTTAGTTGAATCTACAAGAGTAAGTACTGTCTCAGCACTTGCGCCACCGCCGGAAGTACCTGCGCTTGTTCTATAACCGCCGCCACCACCGCCGCCCTGATTGGAACCACCACCACCTGCAATAACAAGATAATCAACCGTTAGCGGAATAGCAGTTCTAGCAGAGGCAAGGATTCCAAGAAGTATCACGCTATATCACCTATCAAGACAGCAGTAGAAGAACTAAGAAATAAGATTGAAGCTGCCGAATACTGAGTGTCTATTGTAAGCGCTGCTTCTTTTGAGTTGACTGTCACGCCTGAGCCTGCAAAAGTAATCACGCCTGTTCCAATGTTTACGAAGTCCACCCTGTCGCCTGCACTGAATGTTGCGCTTGGCGCTGTGATTGTGAACGTTCCGTCGGCTGTTATGGTTTCGCCTCTGTCGCCAACTGCGAGAGTGTAGGCAGCGGTCTTGGCGTTTACCGCCGGAGTGAGCAAAGCTTTGTCGTCAAGCTGTGACTGAATCCCAGAGGTTACGCCGTCTACATAATTCAGCTCGGTTGCGTCTGCTGTCACACCGTCAAGAATGTTCAGCTCTGCTGTTGTTGAGGTCACGCCGTCAAGAATGTTTAGTTCTGTTGTTGTTGCGGTTACTCCGTCGAGAATGTTTAGCTCGGCTGCCGTAGCTGTTAGGTCGCTGATCTGCGAGGCAGGGATTGTAACTGCGCTTAGGTCAACGTTTAGAGTTACGTCGCCGGTTGTGCCTCCGCCACTAAGGGCTGTCCCTGCTACTACCGAAGTAATATCGCCGGGGTTAGACACTGCCACCCAAGCGCTGCCCGAATAGTATTGAAGCGAATCCGTGTCGGAAAGAAAAGCAAGCATCCCCTCGGCAACATTGTCACCTAGCGCTGTCGTTCTAGCTGCTGCGTCTGCATAAACTTGCACGACTTGATTCTGGATCAAGCTTTGGAAGTCGTCTGCCTCGACTACTTCGCCTACTGCCCAAAGTTTCCAGCTCATTCTAGACCGCCGTTATGTTCCCGACGAGCCTATACTCGTCTGTCGCTACACAAAGAAGTGTCGCTGCTGAATACCGACCGCCAATCGTAAAGCTGCCCGATGTTGTGGATGTTGCGTCTCCTGCCACCGTTGCCGTGTCTGCCGTTATTGTGACCACGCCTGCGCCGTCTGCAATTATGTCTGCCCTAGCCCCGACCTGAAAGTCAGTGCTTGCGTCTACAGTTACGGTCGTGGCTGAGCCGTTGGTAAATCTAATTGTTTTATTTTCGTCTGTCGAGGCAAGCGTTCTAGAAGTCGTTGCGTCTGTCACAATTGTGGTTAGTTGGCTTGCCTGAGTATCTACTCCCACCCAAGCGGAACCGTTGTAAACGGTAAGCAAGTTTGTGTCGTCGAGGTAAGAAAACATTCCCTCCGCAACGGTAGCAATCCCACTGGTTCGAGCCGAAGCATCGGCAAATCGCATAATGGTTTGGTTCATTAAATAGGAATTGACGTCGGCTGCTGCAAGTACCTCCCCGGCGACCCACACTTTTTGTCCAGTCAAGTTACTCCTAAAAACCTAAAATGTTGTTTGAAGATAGTCTACCAAACACTAGGTCGGATAGAGTCCAAGGGCTTTTTTCAATCGTGCTAAAGCCAAGGCTAAGGATGTGTTCTATAGTCGACACCGAGTGATCGATGCGGATAATCTCTGCAAACTTTGAAATGGCAGGAGCGATGCCGTTAGGCGTTAGCTTAATTTCTACGACGTCCGAAAGCTCCAAGGCAAGAAGCTGCGCCTGTTGAGTCAAGGTTCTTCTGTCAAGAATTACGTCGACCGAATTGAAACGGTACTCAGGTTCTTTGTATTTGTTGGCGTAAAGTTTTGAAAGCTCAACTAAATCTGAGTCGTTATTTATTAGCAAGCCCGTTTGATTTAGACCAAAAATGCCGTAGGTGTCTATAGAATCCAGCGCACGAGCAACTGCCTGCGTCCCTGTAATTTGTGAGGTCAAAACAATTTCGTTGTGCAGGTTTTCCGAGCCATACTCTACGACGATGTTTGAATATGGGACGCCTGTTCCGTCGTCTGCAAAAGTAAATCCCTGCGCATTGGAAGACGCTCTCCTGTCACGGAAAACAACCGAGCCTGCCTTTGAAATAAAGAACGAACCCGGCTCAGATTTTTCAATAGTTCTAAAGTAAGCCAAAGCGTTCGTGTTCTCTGGGATAGTGTCTGCCCCTAGCTCCATTGCGCCGACCTCAATGTCTCTTTGAGCTACAGGCCAAGCAAGTTCTGGCAAAGACAAGATCGTGTTTATTCTGTCGCCACTTTGTTGCACGTCATTGGTTCTTGTAAAAATGAACTGGCTCGCAAGTGAAGACGTTGCGTCTGAACACGCAACCGCAACCGTGCTGTCTCCGCTTGGTTCATAGAAAAGATTCCAGTCGTCAATCAAGCCGAAGAATTGAACCACCCCACCCGAGCTAATTCGAATTTGTCGCTTAGGGATAATCTGCCCTGCAAAAGGAGAGGCAGCGAACTCAGGGTCGAAGGTTCTGTCGTTGTTTAGCAATACAACATTTGCAAGCCCTTGGTCGTACTGATCGAGCTGTCTGTTCTTGCCTCGTTGTATTGAAATGCTTTTGACCTTGGCTGTCACGTCGTAAAAAATAGCGCCTGACAACGGAAAGCTTGAGTTGTCTAGCAACCCTTTTGTTTCGCTGTCGAGCGTAAAAAACGGAGCAGTTGGCGAGGTTACGTTGAAACCAATTTCGACTAGAGGTGTTGGGACTGCCATTAGAGCGGACTCACGATAACTTGTCCGCCACCTGTTACATACTTAGCCACAGTGTTACCCAAGGACTTTCCGACCATTGCTAGAGACTGTGAGCTGTCTGCCTTAACGTTTATGTTGATTGTTGTCCCAACTAAGCTTTGTGCGTCTTGACCACCAAGAACGAGTCTATTGGTTTTGAACCCTGCCAAAGTCTCAAGCGCAGAAGCTCGTTGCAGCTCTGTTGTCGAAGTTGCCCTAATAAAAGCTTCTGCTCCTAAAATGCGCTCGTCAAGGTATTTCGCAACACCTGCAACGTCTGAAGCCGAGTCTATAAGTAAACCGATTGCGCCTGTCGCTTGAGAGGCTGCCACCGTAACCGCTGAATTTTGCAGCGAACCACCCGGCCCAGTTGCGGCTTCAATTTCTTTTCCGACAGCGAAGCCTTTCACCTTTTCAAGCTTGGCTAGGAACTGGTCAAGCGTGCCACCAAGACCGCCAAACATTCCGTCCATATCTTCAATATCTTCTTGTAACTGAGACTTGATTCCAGACACCGAGTCGTGTAAAGCCACAGCAGCCTGCTCAAGGGCTTCGGCAAGCGTCGCTTGTTGTTGTACCAATGCGACTGCCAAATCGCTCTGAG